GGGAAAAGACGGATCACGGAAACGAGGCAGACCGAAAAAGGAGATGATACATTGAGTAACACAAACAAACCAAGTGCTGCCGCGCTGATCCGAGCGCAGGGGCAGCAGATCCGGCGAGAGGCAGCGTGGGAATATTTACAGAGACGATGTGGATTAAGGGGTGATGCGGATGGAGATAACGAAGGAATTGCTCCAGGGATACCGGAGTAAAAAGGATGAGATTCTGGAGCTGGATTACATACTCAAAAACCGATGGAGAGATGAGGGGTTGATCGGGAATGACGTAATCTTTGATTACAGCAAGGGATACCCCATGCTACAGGGCGTGGTAGGATTTGACAAGGAGAAGTATGATCGCCTTCAGTGTCGGGATCAGCGACGGAAGGAGCAGCTGGAGCAGGAATGCGAGGAAATCGAGACTTTTATCGAAAATATTGATGAAAGCCTGACGAGACGGATATTCAGAATGTGCTTCGTAGATGGGCGCAGACAAAAGGATGTGGCTAAGGCAGTGCATTTAGACAGAAGTCGCATAAGCAGAAAAATAGATAGTTATCTCGAAAACGCACACAAAGCACAAAACGCACATGTATAATAATACTAGAGCCAAAAGGCAAAGCGCCTGCGGCTCTTCCCCCTACTCTTGCGTAAACCAAGTAAAGACGCCCTGCATTTGCGGGACGTTTTTCTTATGTCCATTTAATGGAGTATATCATCAACGGCAGATGTGCAGGGTAGCGCCCTGTGTCCCGGTTCAATTCCGGGTGCTCCGCTTCACCTCTTGAAATAATACCCACGATGTATTACAGAAAGAGGGTTGATAAAATGAATAGCTTTATAAGCTGGATCGGTGGCAAGAAACTACTGAAAAGAAAGATCATGGAACAGTTTCCAAAGAATTTTGACAGATACATTGAGGTATTTGGTGGAGCCGGATGGGTACTGTTCGACAAAGAAAAGCATGCGGACATGGAAGTATACAACGATGTGAACGGAGAACTGGTGAATCTGTTCCGGTGTGTAAAATATCATCCAGATGCATTACAAAAAGAGCTGGACTGGACGCTGATATCCAGGGAACAGTTTTTCAACTGTGTTGCCCAAAATGAGATTCAGGGCATGACAGACATACAGAGAGCAGCGAGGTTCTACTGTCGAATAAAACTAAGTTTTGGTGCTGACCTTGATTCGTTTGGTGTGCGACCGAGGAATATGCAGAAAACAATCGCCTATTTGCAAGAAGCATCGAAGAGATTGAATAGAGTAGTAATTGAGAATGTCGATTTTGAGCGTCTTATAAAAACGTATGACCGGGAGTCGGCATTATTTTATTGCGATCCGCCGTATTACGATGCAGAAAAATATTATCCAGACAAGTTTCAGCCGGAAGATCATGTGAGACTGAGGGATACGCTTTCCCGGATTAAAGGTAAGTTTATCCTGTCTTACAATGACTGTCAGGAGATCCGGGACTTGTACGCAGGATATGATCTGATCGAAGTAGATCGGCAGGATAATCTTGTAACGAAAACTAACCCACGTCGTTACAGGGAGTTAATTATAAAAAATTATTAGAAAAAAGTGGGTATTATTTCGGAAGTGGATGAAAGGTGGTGAGCCCGGATGACAAAAAAGCAGAAAAGATTTGTAGAAGAATATTTGATTGACCTGAATGCCACTCAGGCAGCCATTCGGGCGGGGTATTCTCCGGCCACGGCAAAAGAGATCGGATGTGAAAACTTAACAAAACCTAACATTTCGGAAGCAATCGCGAAAGCAATGGCGGAACGTTCACGAAGGACAGGGGTTAATCAAGATCGCGTACTTCAGGAGTTGGCCAAAATTGCATTTGCAAAGATCACGGACGCAGTGGATCTGAAAACAGCAACCGTGAGGGAAGATGCCTCCGAAGATGATTTGGCATGTATTCAGTCGATTAAAATAAAACCGAATGAGTTCGGAACAGAAAGAGAAATCAAAATGTACGACAAAAGGTCTGCGTTAGTGGATCTTGGAAAACATCTTGGATTATTTAATTCCGATAAGGAACAAGAAAAGCCGATTCAGATCACTTTTGTGAAAGCGAGCGAGAAGCAAGATGGCGGATAATATTGATTTTGCATTAAATGATCACTTCTATGATTTTGTGGATGACTGGAACTATAAATTTTATTTTCTAGTCGGTGGATATGGCAGCTCCAAGAGTTATCATGTAGCCGTAAAACTGATTAAAAAATTGCTTGAAGAGAAACGAAAAGCTTTGGTTGTCCGAGAGGTTTTTGATACAATCAGAGACTCTTGTTATGACCTCCTACAGGAAGTCGCTGAAGCTATGGGTGTTGATGGCTATTTGACGTTTACATCATCGCCGATGCAGGTCAAGTTTAGTAATGGCAGCAGGATTATTTTTAAAGGGATGGACAAACCGGCAAAATTAAAATCTTTGAACGGTGTATCCATCGTATGGATTGAGGAGTGTTCAGAAGTGAAATACGCAGGATTCAAGGAGATACTCGGACGTTTGAGACATCCGACTCTAAGCAATCATATCATTCTATCAACAAACCCGGTCAGTAAAGGAAACTGGTGTTATAAATATTTCTTTCAGGACAAAAAGAAGAAAGTATTTGTTTTAGATGATGAGAAACTATATAAAGAGCGAACCGTAGTTGTCGGGAACACGTACTACCATCATAGTACTGTTGACGACAATTTTTTTGTGCCTAAAGAGTATGTGGAGCAGTTGGATGACTTGCAGACACATGACCCGGATTTGTACCGTGTGGCAAGGCAAGGGCGGTTCGGAGTAAATGGATCGCTCGTGTTCCCGCAGTTTGTTGTAGAGCCTGCAAATCAGGTTGAAAAGGAAATTAAAGCAATTAGAACCCCACTTGAAAAGAATGGTATGGACTTCGGTTTTGTTACATCATACAATGCTGCGCTTCGGATGATTGTGGATCACGACGAAAAGATTTTATATATTTACCGAGAATATTACAGTCGGAATAAAACAGACCCGGAGATTGCGGAAGATATGAAAGACTGGAAGGATATTGTGATTAAAGCAGATTGCGCTGAACCAAAGGCAATAAGATATTACAAACAGTCAGGCTTCCGAATGAAAGCGTGTAAGAAGTTCAAGGGCAGCAGGGCGATGTATACGAAGAAAGTAAAGCGATTTAAAAAGATTGTATGCTCCGATGCCTGTCCGAATACGATCGATGAGCTTCAGGATTTGACCTTTGCGGTAGATAAAGATGACGAGATCATCGAAGATGAATTTAATATCGATCCGCATACATTATCGGCAATATGGTACGCTCTAGACGATTACGAGGTTTCGGACTTAAAAGGCGGCGGATTAAGAACACTTGGAACGAGGTGACAAGGTGAAAATAAAAGAATTATGGAACAAAATCAGAAAGGGCGTGAAAGCGGGAATGGCAGCGGCAACAGAGAGCAACGTACTTACGGACAACAGAGTTGTAAGTATGATAGAGAAATTTAAAGCTTCGGGAAAATATAAGTTGATGCAAGAGGGGGAACGGTACTATCAGGCGGATAACGATATTAAGAACCGAAAAATTACAAGGAAAGTAGACGGGCATAAAGAGGAAGAGACATGGAGGGCGAACAATAAACTTGCCCATGCGAAGTATAAAATTCAGGTAGATGAGAAAATTGCATACTTGCTTACTAAGCCGGTTACATATAAAACAGACGGAACAGATAAAAACGACACTTATGTCGAAAAGGTCAAAGATGTGCTTGGGAAACACTTTCAGTATCAACTTACACAACTCGGATATGAGGCGTCAAACAAAGGGATCGGATGGTTGCATGTATATCTTGATCCGGAAGGAGAGTTGAAAACAATCGTGATCCCGGCGGAGCAGTGCATTCCGTACTGGTCGGACAGAAGCCATACAGAACTGGATGCCATGATCCGGGTATACAATACGACGGTATGGCAGTATAACCAAGAGAAAGAGATTACGAATGTAGAAATTTGGACAAAGGACGGCGTAAAATATTACCGTTTAGAAGGACAAATGCTCGTCTACGACAATGATAAAAGTATGGATGCAGGCGGACCCGTAGCGCATTATAAAAGTGTAGAGGAGTGGAAAACGTGGGGGAAGGTGCCATTCATTCCGTTTAAAAACAATCAGATCGAAATGCCGGACGTCAAATTTGTAAAGAGCTTAATTGATGGCTATGATTTAGGGCGCAGTGAAGCGGCGAACTATATGGATGAGGTCAAAAACCTGATATTTGTCTTAAAGGGGTATGGAGGTCAAAATCTATCAGATTTTATAAAACAGCTCAATGAAGACAGAGCAATTTTGATCGACGACGCAGAAG